AAGGACGCCGGGGAGAGGGGCCATCGAATGGTTTAGCCATGCAGAACATTAACCGAGAACATCCGGAGTACATCGCACGCAAGGCGATGTGGAAGCAGTATCAAGAGCTCTACGCAGGCGGCGAGCGGCTGCGCATGAACGCATCAGAGTATCTGTTGCGGCGGCATAAGGAACCAAGCGAAATCTACCAAGAGCGGCTGAGCCGGGTGTTTTACGAAAACTACATCGGGTCGATCGTGGACTGGTATGCGGCGACGCTGATGCGGCGGGAGCCGATGTTGTTGTTCGAAGGGACTGACGGAGTTGCTAAGACTTTCTACAACGTCCTTTCGGAGGACTGCGATCTGAAGCAGACTAATCTCCACGAGTTCTTCCGGCAGCGGTTTATCCAGACCATGGTGTGCGGAAGAAGTTACATCGTGGTGGACTTTCCGCGAGGCGCCGGGCCGGCATTGTCGAGGGCGGAAGAGGACGCCTCGGGGCGATCGCGAGCCTACCTGGTGGACTACAGCGCGGAGGAGGTCATCAACTGGAACTACGACCCAACCGGAGGATTGGATTGGGTCGTAATCCGGACATCGTGTTTGCAGCAATCGAACGTGACGGATCCGAAATGGGAGAAAGAGACGCGGTGGATTTACTACGACCGCGAGAATTTCCGAGTGTTCCGTAAGACGGGCGAGGCGAAACCGCTGGAGTTGATCGATGAAGGACAGCACGGGTTCGCGTCTCTACGACGCGTGCCGATGTTCGAGTTGAGAGTGTCCGAAGGGCTGTGGCTGCTAAACAAGGCGGCGCTGCTCCAAGTGGAACACTTCAATAAATCGAACGCCCTGGCGTGGGCTTTGACGATGGGGCTGTTCGCCACGCCGGTGGTCTATACGGACCGGGAATGGAACCAGATCGTCGGCGAATCCTACTACATCCAGCTCGGACCGCAAGACCGGTTTGGGTGGACGGAGCCGGAGGGCAAGGTTTATCAAATAGCGGCTGACAACCTGGTGTGGTTGAAGGACGAGATCTATCGCGTCTGTTACCTGATGAACCAGGCGGAGAATCCGAGTGGAGGCGCGCTCCGTATGTCGGCCATGAGCAAGCAGCGAGACTTCAGCGTGACGCAGGAAGTGCTGCGCGCCTACGGCGACGCGGTAAAGGACACGATGAAGCAGGTTCTGCGGGCGATCGCGGAGGCAAGGCAGGACGGTGTGTCGATCGACGTGACGGGTATGGACGAGTTCGACATTGGGGACTTCGGAATTGAGTTGGATGACGCAAAGAAGTTGTTGGATTTGGGAATCGCGTCGGAAACGCTCAAGAAGCAGGTCTTCAAGAGACTGGCATTCAAGTACCTGTGCGATGCGAGCCAGGAGATCAAGAACCGGGTGGCGGAGGAGATCGAAGGAACCGGGGCCGCTAAGTAGGGAGAGGACGATTTCGGAGAAGGAAACGGAGAGTCAGGAAAGGAGGCTTATGGAAGGCATAGACATTCAAGCGATTGTGCGGCAGGCGGTCCAGGAGTTTGTGAGCCACGAACAGGCCAAAAGCGAGCCGGCTTACAAGGTGGAACTCGAAGAAGAGCGGCGACGGCGGGAGCAACTGGAGCGCCGGCTGAACGAGGTGGTGGCTGAGAACAAGCGCAGCCATCAAGTCGCAGAGGAGGCCGAGCGCAGTTCGTCAATTCGAGCGGAACTGCAGCGGCTAGGAGTAGCCAAGATCGATCTTGCGTTCAAGGCGGTGAAGGACGGAATCGCGCGGGCAGAGGACGGACGTCTCATAGCTCGCGGAGAGAACGGCGAAGTGCCAATGAAGGATTACTTATCGGCATTCGTCACCGAGAATCCGGAGTTCTTGCCGGCGCGCATTGCTGGGGGCACCGGGATGACGGCAACCCTCAAGGCTCCTCTGGAAAGCAGAGAGACGGTGAGTATCGAACAGATCCGCCCGGGCATGAGCAAAGACGAGATGCAACGGGTACGAGAGGAAATCGTACGAGTGGCGTCGCAGACCATGCGGGGTCTGTAGGAAGCAGAAGGCCGAGCAACACAGGCAGGAGTGCTTGTGCCAGGGCCAATTTAAGGAGAAATGAATGGCAGCTATTACTTCAAGTAATGTCGCAAACGCGATTGTGAAACTGGTGGCGGCGGACGCTTTGCCGGCACTGGTCAGTAACCTTGTGATGGGGAACCTGGTGAATCGCGATTACGAGCCGGTGTTGGCACACGCCGGCGATACGGTCAATATTCCGATTCCACCGACGATGGTGGCGAACAACATCGCAGAGGGTGGCACGGTTCAGACGCAGAACCCGAACCTGGGCAACGCGCAGATCGTACTGAACACGCACGCCGAATCGACTTTCCAGATTCCGGACGTCACGAAAGTGCTGGCGGTTCCGGACCTGCTGAAGGTTTACATGGAGCCGGCAGTGGTGGCGATCGCTGAGAGAATCGAGAGCGATCTACTGGGTCTTTATGCCGGTTTCACGGCCAACACCCCGGTAGGCACGCCGGGAACGACGATCACGGAACCGACGATCGACGCGGCGGAAACCGCTTTGTTTCTCGCCAAAGTTCCAAGCACCGAGCAGAAGTTCATGGTGGTGGACGCGGCTACCTATTCGGCGTGGCGGCAAATCCCACGGTTTAGCGAGTTCCAGACCGCAGGCGACGCGGGACTGCGCGCAGTCGTTGACGGTACGGTGGGAAAGATCAAGGACTTCTTCCTGTTCCGTTCGCAGCTCGTGCAAAAGACCGGCAGCAGCCCGGTAACGACCCACAATATCGCTTTCACCAAGAGCGCTCTGGGGTTAGTGATCCGCCGGCTGCCGCAGCCGCTGCCGGGAACCGGCGCCATCGCGGAGTATGCGGAACTGGGCAACTTCGGGATGCGGGTGGTGATGAGCTATCATCCGGACACCTTGGCGCAGCAGTTCACGGTGGATGTGCTGTACGGATGCGCCGTGCTGCGCAACGCTTGCGGAGTGCAGGTGAACACTTAGGAGGTTGGGGCGGCGCAGTTACGAGCGCCGGTGAAACGAGCAAAAGGGGACTCCCATCCAATCCCGACGGCGGGAATTGGTGTGCGTCCCCCGCTTTGCGGACCAATAAAGTAGTGATGGGATTTTCCGGAGAGGAGAACAAGGAATGGATTTGAGGTTGTATTACCAGAAGATTCGAGACGCCGAGGCGAAGATCGAAGACGAGTTCGCCGTTGTGGTGAGCCGGGAGACGGCTGACGGAGGAAAGGAAGGCACGCTGACCGAGGTGCCACGCCGGATCGCCGCGAAGATGGTGGTGGAGGGCGTGGCGCAACTCGCCTCGCCAGCGCAGAAGCAGGCATTCCTGAAAACAACGGCCGAGGCGAAAGAGATGGCGGACCAACTTGCGGCGGCGGCGCAGGTACGGCTGACGGTGCTTTCGAGCGCCGAGTTGGACAAATTGAAGAATGCGCGGCCGACGGCGACGAAATAGAGGAACGACATGGCACTGTTCGTGGACGGACCGGTTTCGAGCATGGAAGACCTGACGGCGCAAGACTCGCAACTTCTGGACGTCGCGCAGGTAGAGAACATCGACGTGACCAAGAAGCTAGCGCTGGCACAGGATGAGGTGGGAGTCGAGCTGCAAACGCTGTTAACGCGGCTCAGCTACACCGAGCAGCCGTTCTGGTACACAGCGCCACCAAGGATTACCACGGTGGTGGTGACGCCGCCGCTGAAAATGTGGCACACGTTTGGCACTCTGGAGATGGTGTATGCCGATGCCTACAACAGCCAATTGAACGATAGGTATGCGGGCAAGCGCGACTACTTCCAGGATCGAGCCCGTTGGGCCTACGAGAAGCTGGTGGAAGCGGGGTTGGGAATTGCGTCGGACCCGATTCCAAAAGCGACGACGCCGCTGGTGATCGCGTTGACTGGCGCCTTGCCGGATGGAACCTACTACGTTACGACGGCGTGGATGAACCGGGCGGGCGAAGAGGGCGCCAGCGCGGATCCGGCAGTAGTCACACTGACGGGCTGCACACTCTCGGTACAACCCGGGAACCCTCCGCCTAACGCGACCGGTTGGAAGGTATATGTGGGAGGCGCTCCGGACACGATGGTTCAACAAAACAGTGTGCCCATCGCGGTCGGGAACAACTGGGTTCAACCGAACCAGTTGGTCGCCTTGGGACTGGCGCCGGGTTCCGGCCAGACGCCGAATTATTTGCGGCCAGCGCCACGGGTAATACAGAGGGGCTGATGACGGCAACAATTGGAAGCACGGTTGCGACGAAGGTTATGGGGCGGATTACCGGCCCGGCGGGGGTGAATCCCCTGCTAGCCGGCCTCACGCAGGCAAACCAGGCGTTGGCTGGGCCGTTGAACACGGCGCAAGTGCGCCAGCAGAACGTGGCCGCCGACTTGGCGGAGAAGGGAAGCACAGTCAAGTATCCGGCTGTCAATGTGTACTGTGAGCAGATCGTCAACCAAATGACCGAGAAGTTCCGGACGTTTTCTGGCACGGTACAGATGGCGATCGAAATCCGGCATTCGCAGGACCGGCTGGAGGGCCTTCAGGCTAGCCTGGATCTCTACGCGGACGCGATGACCGCGGTGTTGGATACCAGCCGCGGGGATTGGGGCGACGGAGCATTTTACAGCGGGGGATATAAGGTGGCCTTCGGCGCCGTGAAGCAAGGCGGTAAGAATTTCATCCAGGTGGCAAAGATCACCTTCGAGATTGGAGTGAGCACGAATTAGTATGGCTTCGTATATTTCCTCTAAAGCAAACCGGTTCTACACGGCCTTGGAAGGCGCGTACGGCCAGGTGGGATCGCTCGTGTCCCCCAATCGGATTCCAGCTCTGAAACTGACGGTCCAGCAGCAGTTGGAGGTGACCAATAGGAAGGACAAAACGGGCAGCAGGACCTTTGCCGGTTTGCCGGTGGGCGGACGAAGGCGCACGAATTTTGCGTTGCAGACGTACCTGACAAGTTGGAACAAGCAGGCTGCAGGTCCTGGATATGGTCCGTTGTTCCAGGCTGCGCTTGGGGGAACGCCATTGTCCTTCACGGGCGGCACTGTGGCGTCCTCCACGGCGGCGGGCAGACTGGGTTTCGGCGCGCCGCATGGTCTAAGCGTCGGGCAGGCGGTTTCGAGCGGGGGAGAAATCCGCTTTGTGGCGGCGATCGTAGATGCGAGTACGGTTCAATTGAGCACGCCTTTCACGATCCTACCCGCAGCGGGCGCGACGCTGGGTTCGGCGGTCACTTACGTGCCCGCGACGGAGCTGCCCAGTGTCAGCGTTTTCGATTACTGGACGCCGGCTACCGCGGTGCAGCGGCTCCTGTGCGGAGCGGCAATCGACCAGATGGAGATACTCGTGAACGGCGACTATCACGAATTCCATTTCAGCGGGTTGGCGCAGGATGTTTTGGACAGCAGCAGCTTCTCCGGTAGTGCGGGCCAGTTACAGAGCTTTCCGGCTGAGCCGGCACTGGGCGCATTCGACTACTCAATCGTGCCTGGGAACATGGGGCAGGCCTGGCTGGGAACTTCGCCGACGCAGTTCTTCACGGTGACAAATGCCTCCATCGTGGTGAAGAACGCTTTGGATATGAGGTCCAAAGAGTTTGGATCGAACCTTCCGCGCGCGGTCTCGCCGGGAGACCGAACCGTGACGGCGGCATTTGACATCTTCGGTCTGGATGACAACGCAACCAAGGGGCTATATCAGGCTGCCAAGCAACAATCGCCAATCTGCGTAGTGCTGCAGCTAGGCGAAGTTGCGAGTCAGATGATGGGCGTTTACCTCAAGAGTGTGATACCGGAGGTGCCGGAGTTTGACGACGGGCAGAACCGGCTGCAGTGGAAGTTCCGAGCGTCGCGAGCGCAAGGAACGATCGATGACGAGATCGCGGTGGCGTTCGCTTAGGGTGCGGGTTTACACGTGACTTACGAAAGTGTGGTTGAAGTCGAGTCTAAGATTGTCCCTGGGGTGCGGTTCACGGTCGCCCGGATGTCGTTCGGGCGCCGAGTGGAACTGATGCGCCGGGTCCGGGAATTAGGGCGCCGAATGGAGTTTCTGGAGGCAGGGGAACAGCCGGGCGAAAAGATGGAGGCTGGACTCTTGCAGGCGGAAATCGACCGCTTATACGTGGCCTGGGGGCTGCGGGCAGTATCGGGGCTGGTGTTGGATGGCGGCCAGGCGAGCCCCGAACTACTGGTCGAGGCCGGCCCGGAGGAACTGTTTCGGGAAGCGCTCGCGGCTGTGCGGGCGGAGACCGGACTGACCGACGAAGAACGAAAAAACTCATAGTCGCACTCCATTTTCAGTTCGCCAACCAGGCCGGGTGGAGATGCGACGTTTGCCGGATGTCCGGCCTGGAACGTAAGCGGCGATGCGGGTGGTTGACAGCATCGCCAGATAGCACGGCAAGTCCGGTGTGGGCGCGCAAAGACGTAGCGACCGAGACTTGTCCAAAGTCCTATATTACGGCCGAGAGCCAGACGCTTGTAGAGGACTATCTTGTCAGGCGGCGACTGAACGGCATCGAGTTTACGGAGTTGAGTGCGCGGCAAGTGGAAGCGTTCCTGATTCTGGAGAAGGCCCTGGCAGCAGAGATGAGCGATGACCAGTACAACACAAGACGAACTCTATAAGACTTTCGTTGCGGTTTCGGGCAAGCAGGCGTCGAACCTGGAAGAGATAGCGAATTCCCTAGGCGAGGTGGTGGCCCAGGTTAACAACGTGCAGCCGGTCCAGCCTACCCAGACCATTCAGCCTGTCCAGACCCAAACGTCGACAAGCACTGCGGCGACCACTGGCGGGAGCGCTCTCAGCACGGTGGAATCTGTGGCTGCAACGGTTCTGAAGAGCGGATTCGGGGTGGTGCCGCTGGTGAGTGAATTGCTCGGGCTGTTCGGCGGCGGGGGGTCTCCGGCGCCACCGCAACTGACAAAGTACGCGATGCCGTCGAAACTGGACTTTGAAGCCGCGGACACTCAGTCTGGGTTGAGCAATGCGGACGACGACCAATTTGGCATGCCACGAACTTACACAGACGCGCCAGCCACCGGGAATGGCGCGACAAGTGGCGGTTCAGTCAACAGCAGCAGCACCGGCCAGAGTGGCGGTGGCGGCCAGTCACCCCAGATCACGGTGAACGTGCAGGCGATGGACGCGCGGTCGTTCCTGGATCGCAGCAGCGATATCGCGGCCGCGGTGCGCGACGCGATGCTGAACTTGAGCTCGATCAATGACGTGGTGAACGATCTCTAACTATGGCGACCTTTCCAGTTTTGAAGACCACAGCGGTGGCTCAGTATCCGGCAATGCGGTATGTGCAGTTCCGGAACCAGACGGTACGGTTTGTGGATGGGACCGAGCAGCGCTACCGGGATGCAAGCGGCCCCTTACATCGATGGGGAATCCGGCTGAGCGAACTGGACGAGGGCGAAATAGCCGCC